TGTTGGTCTTGATTTAAGAAAGACCAAAATTCGTCCAAAATATGTTCCAAATCCAACAGATGATACTGTATCTAAATCTGCAATTTTTAGAATTACTGGTGCTTGTTATTTTTGGCAATTTTCTATTTTTGATGCAGATGCAAGTAGCACGGTATATACAAATCCAGATGATTTTTCATCAATCTATCGCTCAACACCTAATTTTTCACACCATAAAGTAACTTGTTTTGAATTTTGTGATGGTGTAAATAATATTACATTGCCTATTGGTGGTGCTGGTGGAACTGCAACAGGTCTCACCGATCTTGATATGTATTATAGCAAAGTCTCAAATGCTTATAATGCATATCGTGAAATTAAAGCAGAAGATAAATATCCAACGAATCCTCTTGGTTTTGCAAAGAGAGATCCAGAGTTTCAAATTGTCGGTGCTTTTGCTTCAGATCCAATTACAATTGCTTCAATATTTTCTGGTAATGGCAGTGTTGCAGACGCACGTGTTACAGTTACAACCACAACAGAGCATGGTTTAAACGTAGGTACTCCAATTAAAGTTAAAGGAGTTGGTGTAGGGGTTTATAATGTTTCAACAACTGTTCAATCTGTTTTAAGTTCAACATCATTTACTTACCTTCTTTCAACAGTTCCTACAATTCCAAGTCCAAGTGCTGCCGGAGCGACAGTAACAGTTGAGACTGATACTGTATCTGGCGCATCCCCTTACATTTTTAACTGTTCATTACGCTCTGTCTGGGGTATGAATGGTCTTCATGCTGATGGTAGCAAAGCATCAGGATTTAGAAGCACCGTTGTTGCACAATTTACTGCAGTATCTCTTCAAAAGGATGATCGTGCCTTTGCAAAATATAATAAATCTTCTAGATCTTATGAAAAAATTGATTACACTACTGTTTCTGGTGGAGATCTTCCAAATGGAGCATCTCAAACAGATACAAATAGAGTTTATCATTTAGATCCAGACGCTATCTATCGTCAAGGATGGGAAACAAGTCATATTAAAATTACAAATGATGCTTTCATTCAAATTGTTTCTGTATTTGCAATTGGATTTAATAAGCATTTTGATGCAGAAACTGGTGGTGATGCATCAATTACAAACTCAAACTCAAACTTTGGTCAAATTTCATTAAATTCTTCTGGATTTAAAAAAGAAGCATTTGATAAGGATAATAAAGCTTTTATTACCTCTATAGTCACACCAAGATCAGTTTCTTCTGTTGAAGATAACATTGAGTGGTTATCTTTAAACGTAGGACTTACAACTCAAGTTGGTATCTCAAGTCACCTTTATCTTTTTGGATTTAACTCAATTAATGTTGCCCCATCATCTCTTACACAAGGATATCGAATCGGTGCAAAATTAAATGATAAGTTATACGTTCCTTTGGGAACTGGAACTAGTGAAGCAAATATTTACATGTGTAATAATGCAATTAGTTCTTCTGGACTTACAACTGCATTAGGAACAACAAGTTCTGTTAAATTTTATGATGCAACCACTACACCTCCAACTGGATTTACGACATCATTTACAATTGGATCTAACAATCTGTTAACGGGTGAAAAGATCATAATCATAAGTGATGATGGAGATTTGCCAGAAAATATTGATCCTCATCAAATTTACTATGCAATTAATCCTGGAGATAATAATACAGTAAAACTTGCAGCATCGTATACAAATGCTCTTCAAAACAAACCAATTCAAGTTGTAGGTGGTACAAATCTTCACATTTTAAGTAGAGTTTCTGACAGGGAATCTGGAGAACTTGGATCACCTATTCAATTTGATAGTCAAAATAATAACTGGTTTATTCACGTTAATCAAAACAATGAAATTTATAATGCATTGAGTATTGGTGGAACGATAACTTTTGGTCCAACAACAGATCTTGCTTATGTGAAGCGTATTTCTGATGAAAGAAGTTTAGACGAAAAAATTTATAAGTTGAGAGTTGTTATTCCAAAAGAATTTGCAAACGCAAAAGATCCAGAAACGGGATTTATTCTTCAAGAATCCAGCACTACAGGTGTTAGAACTGACACTGATTTTACAAGAACTAGCATTGCAAGCACTGATTATGCATATTTAAAAAATCCAAGATTGATTGCATCTTGTTCAGAAAGTTCAAATGTAGTTACGGTATTAACTGAACTTCCACATAATGTTCAAGTTGGTGAAGTAGTAACAATTAGAAATGTTAAAAGTTCAACAAATTCTACGGGAAGATTTGATTCTGGATACAATGGTAGATTCATTGTATCTAATATTATTGATGCATATACCTTTAGATATACAACAACAAATACAATTACGGGCGTAACACAATCTGCTGGAACATTTACAGATACAACATCAACTAGAGATCAAAATCTACCAAGATTTGAAAGGAATGATTGGCAAAGTAATTTATTTGTTTACAGAAATGAAATTATTTCTCCATATATTTTCAATCAACAAGATGGAATTTATCACTTATATGTTTTAAACTCAAGTAATGCAATTAGTGCAAATCTTTTTACAAATCTTAAGTATGGACAATTACCTGTCGATTTATATCCTCAATTAGATAGAGATAATGTAAATGATAACCCTCAAGCAGCAAAAACATTTGCAAAACGTGCTCCAATTGGTGCGGTTGAGACAAATGATCTAAAGAAAAGTATTACACGTGAAACAACAGATCTCTCTCTTAAAAATGTTGGAGTTGCTCTTACAATTTCTTCTGTTGAATCAAGTTCTGGAATTGCAACATTAACTTTTGCAAGATTTCATGGTCTTTCAGGAATTGTAACTGGTTCAATTTCAAATGGTGGAACATCTTATACAAATGGAACATATTATAATGTTAAACTTCTTAATGGATCTCAAACAGGTTCATGGAGTGGTGCAACTTCAAAAGTAATTGTGAGTAGTGGAATTGTAACTTCTGTTGAAATTATGGCACCTGGATCTGGTTATACTGCTGGATCTCTATATTTTGATCAAAGTAAAATTGGTGCTGGAAGTGGTGCTCTTTACACAGTCTCAACATCAGGAATTTCTACAAACATTGGTGACGTTGTTCAAATCACCGGTGCAGGAACAGTAACAGATGGTTATTATCGAATTACTTCTATTGGATCTTCAACATCAATTGCAATCGCTAAAACTGTTGGAGATCCAACAATACAAACTGGACAATACGCTTTTGTCGTTAACTCATCAATTAGAATTAGCGGGACAGCATACAACTCCTCAGCAGGTATTACAACATTTACAACTTACGATGCTCATGGTCTTCTTTCTGGAAATCGTTTCCGTGTAATTGATTCTAATAATAATAATATAGGAGATTACATTGTCGATAAGAGAGAAAGTGTAACGACATTTACAGCACTTACAAACTCTTCAATTTCGGCAACAAATGGATATGTTTTAAAACATGGACTTTCTTCAAATAATGCAATTTCTGATGAAAATGGAGAAAATTTTGGAACACGTAATGTCTCTTTTTATGATAATCAAACATTTATTTTAACATCTGAGTTAACAACAGGAAGCACAATTAATATTAGTCATACTGGTATTGGAACAGCACAAAGATTGCCACTTGGATGTTATATTCAAATTGATAATGAAATTATGAGAATTACCAGCAGTGGTAATGATACTTCTGCAACTGTAATTCGTGGATCTCTTGGAACAGTTCAAGAAAATCATGATGTCAACTCGTTGATTCGTAGAATTAATCCAATTGCAATTGAGTTCAGAAGACCTTCTATTCTTCGTGCGTCAGGGCACACCTTTGAATATCTTGGATATGGTCCAGGTAACTATTCGACTGGATTGCCACAAGTTCAGGTTAAAACACTAAATGATCAAGAAAACTTTTTAGCGAACTCTCAGGAACGTTCTGGTGGTATTGTTGTATATACTGGAATGAACAATTCTGGAGATTTTTATAATGGAAATACCAAAACATCTGCAGCAAGTGGAGAGGTTGTTTCTTATGATATTCCAAAACCAACAGTTACTGGTGAAAATCCTAATCGTTTAAGTGCCGTATTTGATGAAGTTACAATTAAAGAGAGATTACTTGTAGAAGGTGGTGCATCTGGACAAGTTCTTTCTCAGTTTGATGGTCCCGTAACATTTAATAAAGAAATTAGAGCAAAATCACAAACAACATTTAATAATACAGTCAGACTGACACAAGGAGCAGAGTCTACTTCTTCAACAACTGGGGATTTAATTATTTCTGGTGGAGTAGGAATTGGTAAAAATGTTTATATTAATGGCACATTAAATTGTTCTACTGTTCAACTTGGAAATATTAAATTAGCACAAACTGATGATAATACAATTGACACATCATCTGGAGATCTTAAATTAAGTGCAGTATCTGGATCAAAGGTAGCAATTAATACAACAACTCAAATCAATTCCGATTTAAATGTAACTGGTGATATTACTGCATTTTATACCTCTGACCAGAGACTAAAAGATAATATTACTCCAATTGATGATCCTCTTGCAAAAGTTCTTTCCATTAGTGGTAATACTTATACTTGGAATGAAAAGTCTGGCAAGGAAGGAAATGATGTTGGAGTAATCGCACAAGAAGTTCTTGAAGTTCTTCCTGAGGCGGTTGTAACAAGAGATAATGGTTACTTGGCAGTTGATTATCATAAGGTCGTTCCACTTCTTGTTGAAGCAATCAAGGAACTTTCTGCGAAGGTTGAAAACCTTGAACAAAAACTTACGGATAAATAACTAAAAAACCATATAAGATGGCAAATTATAGAAAGTCATTTAACCTTAGAAATGGTGTTCAAGTTGATGATGATAATTTCGTTGTAAATGCAAATGGTTTGGTGGGAATTGGAACTTCCGTTCCTACCGAATATTTGTTAAATGTTTATGGCGATACTAGAGTTACTGGTGCTACAGTAACAAAAGATCTAAATGTTTCTGGTGTTACAACAGTAGGAATTTTGAGTGTAACACAAAATGTATCAGTTTCTGGTGTTGTTACAGCAGAATTATTTTCAGGAAGTGCATCTGGATTAACTGACATCTATGCAATTGCTGTTGATGGATGGTATGTAAACAGCAGTAATTCTACAATTTCTACATCCTTCAGCGTTGGTATAGGAACTACGATTCCAAGAGGAAATTTACAAATTGGAACTGGAGTTACAATTAATTCAAATGGAAATGCATCATATTCTGGAATTATAACTGCAGCAAGTTTCACTGGTTCTGGTATTGGTCTTACTGGTCTTAATGCTCCACAATTAACTGGAACAATTGATAATGCAAGATTACCATCAAATATTAATGTTGGAATTATAACAGCAACAACGGGTTTTTATGGAAATTTAACTGGAATAGCATCAACTGCATCTTCAATTACAACAACAGCAGATATTACAGTCAATTCAATTAATAGTGGATTTTCAACAACTGGAGTATCAACAGTATTTACAAGATCTCATGTTGGAACTGGAGGAACTGCATTTGCTGCTCTTAATTCTGGGAGAATTGGTGTTGGAACAGCATTACCAACATCAGAATTGCAAATTAGAAAAGAATCTGGATCACTCTTAGAAGTTATTTCCAATAGTGGAAATGCAAGAATTAGTATTGGTCAATCTGTTGGAGTAGGAAAAAGCACAGCACTTTTAAGATTTGGTGATATAGACAGGACACTTGAGATTTTAAACAATGATACTGGTGATTTCAGTATGTACTTACATGCTGGTCCTATGGGAATTGGCACTGGTAGGTTTAATTGGTTCTATGGACAAACATTTGTCGAATTAATGACACTAACTTATGATGGAAGGTTAGGTATTGGGAATACAGATCCACAAGGAAATCTACAAGTTGGAACTGGAGTTACAATTAATGCAAATGGAACTGGATTTTTTAGTGGAAATGTAAATATACTTGGTACAATATCAGCCGGAACGTTTGATTTACCAACGATCCTTAACAATAAAAATATTAGCAATACATCTGGAATATCCACATTCTTTAATGTTGGTATATCAAGTAATTTGAGTGTTGTTAATAGTGTTGGTATTGGAACAACCATCCCAATTGCTAATCTAGATGTTAGAGAAAAAACTGCCCTTTTTGGAAATGTAGGAGTTGGAACAGCACAAATTCCTACCGTCGCTTTAAAAGTTTCTGGGCAAACTATTAGTGATAACGTTGGAATTGGAACTACAACCACTAATGGTGAGGGATTGTATATAGAAGGAAAATCAATTGTCCAATATAATGCAACAACAAACTTATATAATTCTGTACTTTATATAAGAGGATCTGGAGGTGTAGGTGTAGGAACAACAGCGGTTCGTTCTGCAGTTGATTTTTCTGATGCTGGGAAATCTTCACCAGGTTTATTGCCCGGTGAAGGCGTTGGATCTAGAGCATATATGTTACCTCCAAGACTAACAACTGCTCAAAGAGTGGGTTTAGTAACTGTTGCTGGAGCATTTATTTTTAATACGGATACAAATAAATTTCAAGGATATACTGGAGTTGGGTGGACTGATTTCCATTAATTTATAATTTTATGAAAAAATTTATTGTTTTGGGGGCAGGAACCTCTGGATTGATTGCAGCATCAATGATTAAAAAATATTGGGGAGATAAAGTTCAAGTTTCTCTATATTTTGATGCCAAAAGAAAAAATATAGGTGTTGGTGAAAGTACTACACCAATTATTCATTTATTCCTTAATTCTCTGGGAATAAAAACTGAAGATTTAATTAGAGACTTAAATGTAAGTGTAAAATTAGGAATAAATTTTAAAAATTGGATTCCCAATACAGAATATTTTCATGGATTTAAAGAAGTTTCTTTTTGGGGGGAGTCGGATCAATCAAGTGCAATCTATTCTATTCTAAACGATTGCTATAATGGTGGTCTACTTTATAATGAAGCAACATCTACATTACCAAAAAAAACTTTTGATTATAGTCATGCGCTGCACATTGATACACAAGAATTTTCAAATTATATTTTTGGAAAGATGAATAACGAGATTGATTTTATTGATGATATTGCTGAAAAAATTAATATTGAAAATAATCAAATTGAAAGTATAGATTTCAAAAATAGTGGAAATGTAAAAGCAGATTTTTATATTGATGCCTCTGGATTTAACTCTATGTTAATTAAAAACTTAAAGGTAAAGTGGAATGACATTACAGATTATTTGCCAATTGACAGAGCAATTCCACAACAAATTCCATATGATTTTGAAGAAGTGCCATCTTACACGTTAGCAGAAGCGACAGATAATGGATGGATATGGCAGATACCAATTGGAAATCGATATGGAACTGGATATCTTTATTCTTCCAGATTTACTTCAGATGAAGAAGCAAAAACAAAATATAATTGTTGGCTATTAGAAAAATTTGGAGTTAGATTGCAAACAGACAAAATTATTTACTATAAACCTGGATATTATGATCAAGCATGGGTTGGAAATTGTTTAGCAATTGGTCTTTCAAGTGGATTTGTAGAACCGCTAGAGTCTACTGGTATTCACATTATCATAAATCAAATTAAAGATTTTATTTCTTTAAATTCAAATTTAACCTTCTTGGAATATAATAGAAAAAAATTTAATGAAATAAACCTAAATGCTTATAAAGTCATCGTGGATTTTATTTGTCTTCATTATAATACAAATAGATTTGATTCTGACTTTTGGAAATACATGACTGAAAATAAAACTGAATGGGTCAGAGATTTTGAGGAAAAATGTAAGTACGAGTTTTTAGATGCTAAAAATCTAGGCAATAATTCAACCAAATTTGTTTGGTCACTTGATAATTTTATTCAAGTTTCAAACGGATTAAATATGTTTGATAAAAATGCAATTCGAGATTTCTTAAATTCAAAAAGAAATAAACAACAGATTTTAGAATTTGCAAAAGAACATTATGAATATACGAAAATTAAAAAATTAGAAAATCAAAGAATATCACATAAAGAAATTATAAACGCCATTCATAAATAAAGGAAAAACTCAGTGTAATGGCAGTAACAGTATCAAAAGCTGGTCCTTATTACTCTTCAGGTGCTATTTCCTTTAGTTCTTTAAGATCTAATTTTCGTGCTCAGCAGAGAAAACAAACCTCTTCTACAACTGAGACATTTAATAGTGATACTGGTCAAATTAGTGTTTCAGAACTAAAAAGAATCATAAGTACAACAAATACAGACCCAGTTGTTCCAGATTCTACCGAAAATGCCAATATTTCAACATCAAATAATTGGAAAACATCACAATTTAGAAATTCAGTAAAATATTATTATCTTACTCAAAGTGATACTGAACTTAATCTTGATATCTCAAATCAATCTTGGAATAATAATTTAAATAAGAACATTAGAAAATTTTTGTTTATTGATGGAATCTGTGGATCTGTAAATACTTCTACTCCATCTGCAATATTGAATACAATTGCACATAATTTGGTAATTGATGTTTTTGGTCAAATTTTTGGTGCTTCTGGAAGAGGAGGTGGAACTGGTAATGGCGCACCTGATCCTGGAGGTGAGAATGGTGGAAACGCTTTTTCGTTATCTCCCATCGGTGGAAATAATGTTAATGTTTTATTAAGACCATCGGCACAAGTATATGGTGGCGGCGGTGGAGGTGAGAGAGGATCTCAAGGTGCTCCTGGAGGCGCAGGATCTTGTTATAATGAATATACGACTCAAGGATGTGGCGGAGCTCCTGGTTGCGGTAGTGGTTATAATGATGCTGGAACTTGGGGTGGGAATTGTTGTCAATCTACTTGCGATTGGTGCTGGGGTTGTTGTGAACGATGTGTGAAAAATACTCAGTATCGTCGATGTACTCAATATTCAACAATCACTGCTGGAGCAGGTGGATATGGAGGAACAGGTGGATATGGTAGAGGATATAATAATCAAGATGGAACTTTATTAGGGTCTCCTGGAGGTCTTGGTTCGGATCCTGCAGGTGCTGGATATTCCTTATCATCTATCGGATATTACTGGACAGAAAATAATGATGATGCTTTCTTAAATGTAACTGGGAGTGGATCTGCCCGAATTACTATGGAAATTGATACAAATGATAATCCAAATACTAATGGTAGATGTTACGATACGATTAGAGTTCGTGATGGTAATACTGCAGCGTATGCAGAAATATTCTCATGGAATTTTAAAAATGGAATTAGAAGATATACTTTTAATGTATCTCCAAAGACATATATGGTGCAAATTTCTGGAAATCCAAGAAATGTTCTAATTAGAGATAATGGTGTTAAGTTGAGAGACAATAGTGGAGATGATACAAATGCAAGAATTTATATAACCTCTGTTGATCAATATACTTTGTCGTATAGCCCATCAACTTGTGGTGCTACTCGTGGATCAAATGGAGAATCCGGTGGTTCTGGTGGAGATTGGGCAACATCTGGATCTGGCACCACAGGAGCTACAGGTGCAGGAAATGGTGGATCGGCAATTGTTGGATCAAATTATACAATATCAGGATCAATAAATGCATCAACTATAAAGGGATCTTATCAACCACAATAAATATTTTTAGTTGAAATATAAAAACAATGTCTGAAGATAAAAATTATCCTTCTCTTATAGAACAAACCAAAAATCTTGCTAATTTTTCTTGGGAATTAGTTCAATACATAACTCAAAATCGTGATGCAATTCTCTTTGTTTCTGACGAAATTTATAAACAAAGAATTGAAACATGCAAAGGTTGTGATAAGTATGATGAATTAGAAAATCGTTGCAGAGAATGTGGATGCTATGTTCCTGCAAAGGCAAAAATTATCCTTGACTCATGCCCACTAAGTAAATGGGATGCTGATAAAGAAACTTGGGATTCAAAATTTCAAAAAATTGCTGAAGATATTGACAAAAAACAACAATCCTAGTAGACTACCTTTGTCCCGGTTGAAGATGAGAATCTAAAGCTTCATAGGACACTTAGGAAACCGTCCACTGAGTCGCATCAGGGACGGTTTTCTGCTATGATAGTCTCATACGCAATGATCCCTGTGATTCAACTCCGTCCTCACCAGCAACGCGGTCTTGAAGCAATGCTCAAGTATCGTATTGGTCAATTGATCATGCCGACTGGTGCTGGAAAGACTCTGACCATGATTGCTGATGCGATCAAAGAGTTTTCCAATAGCGATCCTCAAACTATTGTTGTAGTTGCTCCTCGTATTCTTTTGAGTGAACAGTTGTCTGCTGAATTCTTGGAGTATGTTACTAATGCATCTGTTATTCATATCCATTCGGGGGAAACAAGGCATTTTAGCACTACAAAACCCTCTGAGATTCAGTATTGGAATCAAATTGTGACTAGTGCATTCAATCCTGATGCTCCCAAACACAAACTGATCTTCACTACCTACAACTCTCTACAGCGTCTACAGCAAGCAGACATTCATATTGACACTATTTACTTTGATGAAGCACACAACAGTGTTAAGAGTCATTTTTTCCCTGCTACAAAACACTTCTCTGCTACTGCTAACCGCTGCTATTTCTTCACTGCTACTCCTAAGCATTCTGCTACTATTTCCAAACCTGGCATGAATGATGGATCTGTATATGGTCAAGTAATTTGTAATGTTGCTGCACCTGAATTGGTTGAAGGTGGTTTCATTGTTCCTCCTCAGGTTTGTGTGAGTCAGATCAATGCAATTCGTGACAAAGATGATGCAGCAGAGCGTGATTGCATGACTCTTCTGGATAAGATTCTCAATGAGGACAATATGCAGAAGGTTTTGGTAGCAGCACCCAATACTAAAGTGTTGGTTCGAATGCTTGCTGAGACTGATTTTATGACAGAAGTTCAGTCACATGGTTATGATGTATTGTGGGTGACTGCAAAGTATGGTGCATTCATCAACAACAAAAAGGTTTCCCGTGAACTGTTTTTTGACACTCTGACTGCATGGGGTAAGGATCCTGAGAAGAAGTTCATCATTCTTCACTACAGCATCCTTTCTGAGGGTATCAACTGTCCTGGATTGACCTCCTGCGTCCTCATGAGGAACATGGATTACATTGCTATGGCACAGACCATTGGGCGTGTGATTCGCCTCCATCCAGACGATTCTAAGCGCCTCTCAGAGGGTTCTTTGGTGCCTGGACAGTTGAAGGACTATCACAAGTCCTATGGGTTCATTCATGTTCCCGTGTATAGTAACGTTGGCATCGCAACTGCCAAACGTTTGCAGAGTGTCGCTGAGACGATCTTTGTTCAAGGCGAACCTGCAATCTCCACCATCAAACGCTGAGGTAATTATGAAGCATCGTGTCACCTGCATGGTTAGTGGACAAACATTCTATGTTGAGTGTTATGCCCGCAATCGTCAAGAAGCAATACAAGTTGCTCTTGCACAATATCCAAATGCCCGTGTAATGTCCTCTAACATTGTATTTTGATTATGTTGAGTCTTTCCAAACAAATGAAAGAGAAGTTCTTTGTCGAAGGGCATGAACTTCCTACATGTGTCAATGATGGTTGTAATAATAAAGTTCTTGTGCGAGAATGGAAGTATTGGTCTTTCAAATCCGAATGTTCCCGTTGCACTAGTGCTCGAAAGAATGGTAAAGTAATTCCTGGAGTTACAATTCATAAGAAATCATATTGTGAAAATCATGATGGACATCTTGGATGGACTTGTCCAGTTCCTAAAGATGGATGGGTTGGATTTGAAAACAGTTTGGATCTTGACCATCTAGATGGCGATCATCATAACAATATTCCAGACAATGTTAAAACTTATTGTAAACTGTGTCATGGTCGAAAATCACTAATTAACGGTGATTGTGATAGTAACAAAGCATCGAGTAGAAAAATTCAATGGATCAGATCTTACAGGGAGATTCATCCCGACTTTTAAAAGAAATAGAAAGTGAGAGTGTGCATCTTACTTGCACCTCTCCTCCATATTATAACGCCAGAGAATATTCAACTTGGCCAACTTACCAAGAGTATCTTGACTTCTTGAGAAATGTGTTTCTTGAAGTGTTAAGAGTCACTCAACCAGGTAGAATGTGTGTTGTAAATCTTTCTCCAGTGATTGAGGCAAGACAATCACGGGCACATGAGAGTAAACGTCTTGCAATTCCATTTCATTTTTTTACTTTAATGGAACAAATGGGATGGAAATACATTGATGATATTATCTGGTTAAAACCTGAGGGTGCATCAATTAATCGTAATGGTGGATTCTTTCAACATCGCAAACCAGTTGCATACAAACCAAACATTGTAACTGAGACTATCTTTGTATTTCAGAAACCAGCACCATTCTTAATTGATAAAGTTGTTCGATCTTATGATGGTGATGTATTAGAGCAATCACTTGTCAATGAAGACTATGAACGATCTAACGTATGGAAGATCAATCCAGAAACACATTCAGATCATTTAGCGCCCTATCCAAAAGAACTGTCTGATCGTATCATTAAGTATTACAGTTACATTGGTGATTTAGTTCTTGATCCTTTTATGGGATCTGGGACAACTGCAATTTCATGTATTGATTTGAAACGGAAGTATCTTGGAGTTGAAATTCATGAGGAGTATGTTAATATGGCAATGGAACGAATCCGATCTTTTAATCCTTTAGATCAATTTTTTAACTGAAATGAATATACAAAATGAAGGTATTCTGAATCCTAAACCAGGAGACCCCAACGGATATGTGACTAAGGATGGCATGTGGGCTGCCGTTCCTTATGGTAAAAAGTTTGTTATCATTCACAATGGGCAGCAAGTTCACACTGCCAGCACCTATAAGACTGCCAAGTCTTATATTCAGAAGGCAATGAACGGCAAATCAGTCTCATCACTGGACAAATTTCTATGACTCAGACATTTAAAGTCACATCTGATGTCCCTTATGATAGACATACCTATGAAGTTGTCCTGAAAAATGACAAAAAGGTATTTTTCGACAATTGGACGGATGCTCAGGGGTTCTGGTTCCAGAACTGCCAGATCCCCGATTTTTTAGATGTTATCATCGTAAAAGATAAACAAAAGGTTAAGAGCAAGGGATTTGGTCAATAAATATTTTGAGAATAGGAGAGAGCTATGACTGCTCTGTTTCTCACTACGATTATCACCTGCGGTCAAGCTCATGATGTTATCAATCGAATTCGAACACATAAAATGTTATCGAATGAAATCAAAGTAGAACTTATCAATCTCATTCGTGAAACTATTCCATCCTGCCCTGTGGTGATTAAAAAAGATGCAAAATGAATCTCAATCCGATAAATGGAATCGTGGTTTGACTTTATTTGAAGAGAGTGTTCTGAAACCAGATCATGAATTGAGAAACTGTGCTCATAATCAAGAATGTTACAACGAACTCATGATTGTTCGTGAGCATGTGTTAGAATATCTCAAAACTCTAAGACAATGAGTACCTCATACATTTACTTTATCATATTCTTTTGCATCGCATATCTGATTATCACCGATCAATCAGTCGCAAGAGGGTTTTATATGCTCACTCAACTTGCAAGAGTTCAATATGAAAAGACAAAGTGGTGGATATTACATAATCCTGCAAATCCGATTGTGAAGTATCTTATGTGGCGTCGGTCTATGAAACTCGCAAAAGAGTTAATGGATGAATACAAAAATAAATAACCCATATCTGGAGTTAGAATATGCTTTCCACACAATACAGACTCAGACTTGAATCAATTTGTGATAAGATTGTAAAAGGTGAGTCAGTTGAATTAAGTGAAATGATTTGGTGTGAAAAACTCGCCAAAGCAAACCGAAGTGCTGCAACAATCCTTCGTCAGGCAAGAAGGAGAGCAGAGAATCCAGATATGGTAGAAGGTGACTTAGACGACTTTATGAATCAATTAGATATTGGTGGATTGGGTCACGAAAGATTTGGTCGTCGTGGTTTTGATTCTCCTGATGACTTACACGATTGGTTTAAGAGAGATGAAGATGACACTGATTGGCGCACTCGTGATTGATGGTGGGCAGCAACAATAAGTCTTGGCGGAATTATGTTGCGTAAGACCCACACATATGTTATTATAAATAGTATCAGTCACGCCAAGACTTACAATGAAAGTATCACAACACCCCCTATATCATACTTGGAATGGTATGATACGCAGATGTAAAGATCCAAAAAATATAAACTATTCAGAGTATGGTGCTCGTGGGATAGAAATTTTTGAAGAGTGGTCTGAAAGAGGGTTTCACGGCACCACACAAACTCCGCCAGGTTTTATAAAGTTTCTAAAATATATTGATGAAAATTTGGGTGAAAGACCAGAAGGATATTCTATTGATAGAATAAACAACAACTCTGGATATATTCCTGGCAATATAAGATGGGCAGACAACTCTACACAAAATATAAATCGCAGATGTCCCAATGGTGAGTTGAGAAATATAAAAAAAGTCCCATCTGGTAAATATCAAGTCAATATGTGGCATAAAAAGATTAACTACTATGTTGGCACTTATGATACGATAGATGAAGCAATTATTGCCAGAGATTGTTATAGAAAAATGTTACAAGAGACAACTTAACCAATGAAATCCTATCAAGAGTTTATAGCAGAAGAAGAAAAGTCTTCTAAGGAAACAGCAAAATATCAAAATCATCCGAAGGGCAATGAGAAGTGCTCCAATTGTAATATGTGGAGACCACCGAATGCCTGTACCGCAGTAAAAGGAAAGATTGCTGCCGATGGTTGGTGCAAGTGGCATCAGTATGATAGAAAAAACAAAGATTGACAAACTGCCCTAGATACCCTATAATACCTGCATATACTTTCTGATTATGAATTATCGTCCTTATAGTATGGAATGGAGTCGGAGGAGATACCTTGCCGAAGCAATCCAGAAATACTTTGATACTGATGCCTCTCTGGATGTTGTGCTGGACGATATTGTAGGTGTATTGGAAGAGAATGTAGAGCACCACAAGAGTCGTGCCGAAAGATTCCAAGAAGTATTAGATGGTCTGAAGTCGTTACCTTACTGATTATGAAACTCATTCAATTTGGCGAAAGAAACGACTACGGAAAAGAATGGTATATGACTCTTTGTACTGGAAGACGATATTCACTACTTCAACTTGCTTTTGATTATGGAGAGTATGGGAAATGGATTGAATTTCCTTATCTTCAAATCTCTATGGGATATGGAAGACTATTCTCCTTTCTATTTTCTATTGGTCGGTTAGGTTTCACTTTTGATATTTGTGGTCGTAACTGGCGTGATGAATTGTTTTACCGTGCAAGAGATTATATGAAGTTGAAAGATGGCTAAAAAACTAAACTGGTTTGAATATTACTTTGGTCACTGCTTCCAAACTGGTTGGAGAGAGATGTGGAATAACTTCAAGATGTGGAGAGACCTCATCAGTGGAAACTATAAGGACTATGCTCTACTTCCAACTGATGACCCATATGAAGAATGTTACCAGTGGTTTTGGACAAGTATCAACCTAGATGAAACCTACCCCAAAGAGTTTCTTGAGTACCTGATGGAAATGTGTGATAGAATTGATAGAGGAGAAGAAAAGGTATATCCACTTGATGAAGATTTCTTTGACCGATTGAAAGACCTTACTGATGGTATTGATGTTGATTTAGATGAAGAACTTACCTGATAAACTACAACTTGATATAATGTGGACTGTTGCCACCTCATCCAGTATTGAAACTGGCACAAAACCCCAGTACGGGTTCGCCCAGATGCTGTATGATTACCTTGCAGACACAAAACCCCGTGTTGAACTTGGACCTTATGAACCTCAAAGAAAAGAAAGCACTTCTCAAGAGACTTGAAACTGCTTATAATACCTGTATGGATTGTGGACGAACCTATGGTGTTTATTCGGTAGGTTGTTCTTCTGTTTATACGTCAACCTGTGATGTGTGTGGTGAAACCAAACCTATCACAGAGACCCGTGACTTTGCTTACTTCATTACTGGAATTCGTAAACTCAAACTAGAGATTGAAAATGAAAAGAGTAACCGTAAGACCCAAAAGCAGCAAGGCGAAGAACCGTCTGTGTAATATGATGGGCAACAATCCTGTTTGTATTGTTGAGCAAGACAAGGGTGATGGTATGATGTTTCTTGCATCCGAGAATCAGAAATACTTCTTCTGGGTCAATGTAAACAACGATTGTCATTGGGAATGTGATTGGGAGGTATTATGAACTACTTGTGCTTGGTTGATGGTCTGGTAGAATATGGGAGCACAAGTCTCTCTGACTTCGCACACTATCAACTGATGTATGCCGAAGAACACCAAGATGCTGATGTTCAGTACCTGACTCTGACCGATGAAGAGTATGATGCTATGTTCCCTTGTGAGGAAGAAGAATGAAACCTAAGTTTTATGTCATTTTAGAACAGGCAATTGAAGAGGGTGTGCGTCAAGGATGGCATCGGGCACACAAACATGTAGAAAACCCCAGTGAAGGTGCTGTGATTGAGCATATTGAAGATGCTGTGATGTCTGCGATTCACGAATACTTTACTTTTCCTGAGGACGAATACCAATGAGTTTTTCTAAAACTGTTTCTGTTGTTGCTGCCCTTGCTAGTATTTTTAGTGTGGGTCTTGCAAGTTGGAAGATTTCTGAGGATATTAAAAACGCACAAACTGCTCCTCTGGAACAGACTCTGGAACAGAAAATCCAAGAACTTGAAAAGAAACTAGAAGAACCAGCACAACCAGCACAACCAGTTGAGCAAGTGGCACAACCTCAAGTGCAAGCAGTTCAACAACCCGTTATACTACCTCCAGTAGCACCACCCCCTGTGCCACCTGAACAACCTACAAATCCATGAAAACCTACACTCTCACTATCACAGAAGAACAGGCACGGGCACTGCAATATGCTACTGATGTACTCCAACGAGTTCAGTTGGGGCAGTGGGAAGAGATTGTGGATTGGTTGCCTCTTAAAAAACCGACTGATTATACCAAACTTCACGAAGACACACGCACGATTGGCAATATTCTTTGCAATCATATGGTAGATGATATTGATTGTCCTCAAGTTTCTTTGGGTATTGGGCATCCAGACCTTCCCAAGAATAATGGAGTTCTTTATGACCTTCACTGTGTTATTCGTAAGAAACTTTCTTGGGAACGGGCAGTAGAAGAAGGTATTATTGAGAGTGAGGATTCGGAAAGAAAGTGGCCTGAAATGATGCAGGTATGCTATGATGACCCTATGAAATGGGGACACGAACCCCTTGCTAAAATGGAGAGGATTGATGAAACTCTTTGACTATGAAACCTATGAGGACTATGGGAAAGAATGGTTTCTCCAAGTTCTCTCATGCCGCAGATTTGCTCTGTTGGATATTACTCTCCAATGGGATGATTATGGATGTGATGATTTATTCCCAGCATTTCAGTTGAGTATTGGTTCCAGTCATTTGTTCGGTGGTTTTATCCGATACAAACGATTTCAATTTGATTGTAGTATAGTTGATTGGAAACCAAGAGACCTTCGTTGGTATAAAGAACACAAATGACGACTAGGGCACAAGAACTCCTAGATGCTTCTATGGAACTCACATTGCGACCACAGAAGGATGACCGCAAGAAACTGATTGCTTTTATCATCAACGAAGCAGCAGCACGACTTTGTACTGATTGTGGAGAACTTCAAAGTCCTGTTGATGTATTGTATGAACTTGCCAATGAGGTAGAAGCACTATGAGTAGAAAAAACAGAGCACAACAAGTAATGAATGAGTATTATAGTAAGTTGGGTCCAGGTCCAAATTATTATGATAATGCTGCCGTTGCTGCTGCTCTCCGTGAAGTAGTGGAGGGTCTCAATATTGAACCAGACCCTGACCGAGAATTGAGTATGGAAAAAAATTATTTCATCAAGGGACAGAAGTGGGTAAAGGGTGCTATACTGCGTCTTGCTGATGAGTTGGAGGACGATGAACTCTAATGGTTGAGAAAGTAAAGTTTGTAACTGTTACACGAACTATTGACATCACAAAAGGTATTCATTACCTTGATGCTATTGATGAGAATGGGTATCACTGGACAGCAGAAATGGATAACAGACAAGAGAAGTGGTTAGTGTATACAAAAGTGTGGACTAAAGACCCTCAAATGCCGTATGATATATGAAAAACTATCGTATCAAAAAAGTCACAGACGGACACTCAACCAGATATTACCCACAACACAAAAGATTTGGATTGTTCTGGTATAATATATTTGTAGATGAATATAGGGATGGTGATTATTCTACATTTGAAGAAGCACAGTGGCACCTTTGTAACTTCTTGAGGAAACCTGTGATAGAATACCTTGACTTTGATTGTGATTGTGGAGAACCTCTGTGACTGAACCCATTCGTCTATGTAAGGATTGTAAGCACTACAAGAAAGATTGGTGTGCTCGTATTACTGGATATGGAGACACATTTGACTTATGCCTCAATCCTCATCTGTCTGGAAATGTTGTGACTGGGAAATCTAATGGTGGTTTTTGTGATAATATGAGAAAGTATCACGGATGTGGAATGGAAGGTAAGTATTGGGAGGCAAAATGACTGAAAAGTATTACTGCGATTACCCAACAGAACCTATTGGTGGTGATAATCCTTATTATCGTTGTTCTTATTGTAAGATTAGTGATCCACAAATCAACGGATACTTGGAAAATCACGAAGAATGGTGTGAGTATCGCATAAAAATGGAGGCACGGAAATGACTGAAATTGAAAAAACAAAAGCAGAAATTAAAGTGCTTGAAAAGAAACTCTCTTTCCTTGAAGAACTGGAAAAAACAAAATCACCAGTAGAAGAAGCATATAAAGATTGGATGGGTGTGTATCCTCCAACTAATCCAAGTGTTGATAATATTTTTGATATTAGGTGGAGAGCATTTCAAATGGGATATAATGCCTCAAAAGAAAAGAAAGTGAGTGAAAGTTTCCAAGCAGGTTATGAGTTTGCTTATCAACAAAATGTGAGTGAGTGGGAACCAACTCCACAAACACCAGAGCAAGTTGCTGATGGATTGAAAGGAGCATTCAGGGAAGCAGTCAAGCAAGGTGTAGTTTCATCTTCTACTAAACCACAAAATCTTACTGATTTGATTTATGATTGGTGGGAAGATGTATTTACAACCAATAGTAATGATGATATGGAAACTTCTATTGAGGATTTGGTAGATAGGATTGAGTTGTTCTTACCGAAAGAACAATCTTCTGCTGGTTCTCAAAATGAGTATGTTGAATGCACGGTAGATGGTTTCAACGATTGTCTCAAGAAAATTAAGGGGAAACTACGATAATGCCATTCTTTCCCGACTGCTATGATGAGTGGGGGCTTTATAAGTTTACCTACGATGGAGACCACAAGATGTATGAAATGCTGTTTGAGGGCACAGAAGAAGAGTGTCGTCAGTATGCTTACGACAACTATACTGATAAGGAGCAAACTAACATGTGCCTGATGGATTGGGAAGCAAGGGAGTGGAGTGTATGACCCATGAGGAAATGCTAGAAGTTGCCGCACAACGAGAAGCAGAAAACAAAGCCTTAGAATCACTTGGAATTGATTATGGTGATTTTGAGGGTGAAGACGATGTAGATTATTATGCACCGAATGGTGATTACATCAAGTCTTATCCACTTATCAATCGTGTAGAAGTGATTGGTAAGAATGGACGAGAGTTTGTTCAATATGACTGCTCTAATGTTCAAATATCAGAACAAGATGAAGGACGTACACTCAAGGTATTTTTATCATGAGACTCATAGACCGATATAACGAATACTACAACGATGAATGTGCTGCTGCTCCTTGGGGTTCTCTTACCAGCATGGAACATTTGCAGGCAACCACAATTCGTGCTGTGCTTTATGCCTTTGCCCGTAAGTATAATATGAAGGAGAGTATTTCTGTAGAAGATTTGAACAACCTTGCTGACCTGATTGAAGAACAAGGAAACGAAAGCAACAAGAGGCATGAGACAGTTATGAAAGTGGCACAAGAGCACTCCACAGATGCCACTTGATGCCCTATAATAGTCTCATACACAAAGGAACTCCCTAATGCCTTTCTACACAAAACTTCCTGGAACTGATGTGCTCCGCAGTAAGATTGATGTCTTCACGATGTCTGACCCTGATGATGAAAAGATTTTTCATCGGGTAGAACTTACAGTAGATAATGCTGGTGTCTTCATTACTTCCTGTGAAGGGGGTGCTCGTGAGGATATGAGTATCGCACAGAAGGATTTGGCAATCGCAGTTGCCCGTGCTATTCTGGAAGCATACGGAGAGGTTTGATGACTTATTCACTCAACCAAGAAGCAAAAGCATTCTCATACACAAGAGAAGAACTCTTTAAGTGTATCACGAATATCGTAGCACATCCTCATAAAACCATCACAGAGCACGACCAATCCCGTGCTCTTGCAATTATGGTGGTGATTGATGATTACTACACCAATTATGTTCAAAGTGATAATAATGGTGGGTATTGTGTCTATGAATGTGATGCTACTGACCTCACTGATTTTGTAAGGTTCAAACTTGGTATTGGAGATTATGATGCCGTTGATGTTTATGAGGTTTTGAAATGACAGAAGACCGCAACGATTTTCCAAAGGAAGAATGTAAGAATCCCGATGAGATTATCGTGCGGGATATTGATACATTTCATATGGAAGTGATGGGTCCTGATAGTGTGTGGATTGGGATTACTCGTAAAAATGGACAGATTGATCACTTTAATGTTATAGTGAAAGGTAAGAAGTTAAGCACCTTATGGTCTCCTAATACAGGTAATCTAAATGAGATTTGAAAACCCAACAAAATGGGAACTCTTCCTTGATGGTTTCCATAACTTCTGGTATGCTTTGGATAGTTATGATACTATTGAGCACTTTCCAGATGATTTTTGGGAAGCACTTTCTTATGGTTGGATGCAAGAATA